AAGCTGCTCCTATTAATGGAAAACACATATCGTTTACTTCCTCTCTAATATAAATGACATATACCCGTCGTACTGGCAATCGCTAAACTCAGCACCCAACCACTTCAACCACCTCATACTCAACGTATTAGTCTTCATTACCACGTTCGTCAGAAAGTCAAAGCCGTGCATCATCTCGTCGATCCATTGTTGTGAATGCTGTACAAAATACTTCTTAGCGTTAGCTAAACGACGTGTGCCTAATAGCCATACAACTCCTACGTTATCGTTAGGAACCACTCCAAAGCTACAGTATAAACCGTCGTTGTCTCTTAGTGAGTAACACTTGATACTGTTTTGAAACGATATATTAACTGCGTCCTTTGGGTGATGCATAAGACCGATACACTCCATCATGTCCTCTTCCCTCATGTCGTCGTACAACTCAAAGGCATCCATATCAGGTTGTGCTGGCTTCACTCTAAGACCCATATCTTCTGCTCCTCGGTATAAACATAGATTCAAACTCTGCAGCTAACAGCTTGACTGGCAAGGCAGAACTGCTCTTTACTTCAATTGTTGTATCTTCTGGTTGTCCTTGTACTGAAAACTTAAAGTGTCCGTCTTGTGGTGTGAAACTGTTAAGTGTTAAGTTAGAACCAAGGATGTCAGGATTGAATGCGTAGCTGTATGTATCTCTAAACTTAGGTGTTACTTCTACGATAAAGTGTCCAGTGTCTGCATAGTTAAGACTACCACTACGGATTGTTTGATAGGTGTAATCAGATGCAGATCGTCCTCCTCGTTCCGTTGGTTGTTTCAATGTCTGATCGGAGAACCTGTACAACATATCGTACGGGAATCCTGCAACAAAGTAGTTATCGTCGTTGTATTTCTTACCGACCGTCCACGCTGTTGCTGTAGTAAAATCTGAGCTCACCTGCCAGTAGTCTGTCCAATTCGCTCCTACACCGGGTTCGTCGTCTGCAGTGGAAGTGTGATATTGAATGTCAGCTGTGTGAACGCATTTATATATAGTACCTCCGTTGCTTACATAACTAGCCAACGCTCCACTAACCGTACCCTCTGTTGCAGACGTTCTAGTAAATGCTACTCTATGACCGTTCTTTGTGTATATATCTATACCTGTTGGATCGTACGGGAAACCACTGATTGTTGTAGTACCACCACTAAAGCTAGTTGTTAAATCGCTACCGTCTATCCTACTGTCCAACAACAACGTATATCCGTTATCGTCTTGTAAGTCATTCTCCATCGGTAATACTTCTAAGTAGGTAGAGGTCGTATCGTTTGTCAGGATGTATAAATCTGATTCGATAAAGTCCAACCCAACAACGTCACGATTAAGTGTGAACTTCTGCCAAGCACTTTGTATCTTCTCTTTGTTCTGCCAGAAGTACTTATATATAAATATCTCTTTACGGTTCTGATTGTTTACCACTGCTAATACATTCTCCACAGCAGTACCTGCCATAGCGATAACATCAGACTTAACGTACGTTGGTACTTGTGATGTTATTTCAGCAGCGTCAAAGATAGCAGTGTCGTTGTCTATGTAGTATTCAGTCAGCCCGGTGTATGTGTTACGCTTGAATGGGAAGTATACGTAGTTGTTAAGAACAATCGGCTTGATACGTCCTGACGCATCGTACTCGGTAGCTGGAGTAATACTTACTGTTTTAGGCGTTAACAACTCCTGACCACGAAGAACGAACTGTGTGCCTTCTGAAAAGATTAATAACTTCTCTTGGAATGGAACTGCGTGTTTTAACAACGATACTTTTGTGTGTGCTATTCCTACGTCTATGGGTGCACTGTCTAACAACGATAAGACCGTGGTCCTCCAAAAGTTAAAGTATCCATCTGCTTCACTAAATACGATACTGCTATCTGTTAGTAGTCCCAGTCTGTTCTTGAAGAAGAAGATGTCGTTTATTTTACTACCAACAAACGTAGGAGCTGGATTCGTGTCGTCATCACCTGCTGTTCTGTTAGACCAATTAGTCGTATCCACTGTCCAGTTATTGAATGTAGTGTCGTCAGGTTTAAGCTGTAACGGCATGGTTGTAGCGTTGATGCTTACCTTTACACCGTATCCTACATCCTCTATCCATGTGCCTTCACCGTAGTGCCACATTACTTCTTTGTCTTCTTTAGTCTCAAACTTTACGTAGTAATCATCTTGTACTAGCTCGGTGTCTCCCTTTACTTTAACACGAAAACCATTGAAAGCTTTAGCAGGTAGATCAGTAATGCTAGATACTTCTTTATAAACAACACCTAGTCCTTGGTCAGCTAAACCATCCTTAACGGATATATCAAAGTCAGAAGCACCTGTGATAAGTATGGCAGCATTCTGTTGTTCCATCGTTTGTGATATACCTGATGTAGCTATCTGAGCTGTTGCAGTTGCACCACTTCCACCTCCACCACTAAACGATATAGTAGGAGCAACCGAGTAACCATTACCTTGATCTGATATAACAATCTCTGTTACTACCCCGCCTGATACAATAGCGTACCCTTCAGCATCACTAGCAGAGCCTGTGTTAAATTCTACATCTGGAGGACTTGTGTAACCACTACCACCGTTTGTAATCGTAGTGCCTGTAACAACACCTCCTGTACCTAAAGCCAAAGCTATCTGTGTGGCTATGTATTCAGTATCAGCATCCTTACCTGAACCCTCTGAGTTACCTGTTGAGTCTTGTCCTGTGCCTGATGAAGTTTGTCCGTCACCACTACGATACGTTCTTTTGTGACCGTCTATATCAACAGTGTATTCCTTACTGTAGTCACCTAACTTAACGAACACGATAGCTCTGTAATCTAAAGCCGTACTTGTTGTACTACCTAACGATACCGTTTGTTCTTTGTTAGCTATAAATGTGTAGTCAGCAACAGTTAACGCTTTGACGTCTTCTCGTGGATTGCTGATGTTATCAAGGTAAGTCTGTGCGTCTGCTGTTATAGTTACCGTCTTCTCACTTCCGTCACTAAGATCAAACACAGACAGATCGTTGTTATCTATAACAGATGCAAACTGCTTATTCTCGTCTCTATCTATAAGTTGTACAAAAGCGTCGTTACTTACTTTACTTGTAAACAACTTACCAATGTGACGGGTGTTTGGTCGTTTAACAAGTCCTTCAACAACAGTAGCCCAAGCGTTTATCTGCTCGTCACACTGACCGGGATACCTAAGATTGTCTGGTTGTTGTGATACGCCCTGAGCTAGATTAGGTACGCTGTTAACTAATAACGGCATTATCTATCTAGAACTCGTAACACGCTGTAGTCGTCAAATATCGTCCTGTCTGCGTTCTCGGAGTCGCTGTCTATTGCTCTAGCTTTTGCTTCTATCTCGTCCCGTAATGCAAAGCCTTCTATCTCACGACTACCAAGGAAACGATTAGCAAACACACGTGCAGCTTTAACGGTGATGTAGTGTCGGAACTGTTCAGGTATTTCCGTGAAGTCCAACTCAAAAGTAATGGAGGCTTTAACCTCCTTAGTCCATACATCCGTGTGATTCTTCCTATCGTATAAGGTTAGTCCACGCTGTACTGGATCACTATCTGTATAAATTTGTGGGTCTAAGTCTACACGTAACGTATTGTTAGGTAGTGTTATCTTAGATGTTGATGCGTCAGGGGTCAGGGTGTATTCGTGCTCGGTGTTAAAATGCCAACCCTCTGACTGAATGGCTCTGCTCATCTCGTCCAATGTGGACTCAGCTTGAACAACAGTAACTGGTACAGCTGTCCCTCCTAGTGTGTTGACGGGTGCTTCTCCGATGACGCTAATCATCGTGTTTACTGCGTTAAGTTTTGTTGTCAGAGCCATAATAAAAGAAATCCCGGTAGAAGGGAGCGGAACGAATCACAGACCTCCCAACACCGAGAGAGTGGTTACTTCTGAAGTTCGATAGCACACTCAGGACGGAGAACTCCGTGACCCATAGCGTACTTCGCAACGAAAAGCGTACCTTGACGTTCGATTTGGTACTCAGATTCAGTAGCCAAGTCGAGCAGTTTAACAGTTCCAACAGCAGCAGAATGAGAAACAACACCAAGCGTGTTAGTAAAGTTTCCGTTATATCCTACTCCGCTTCCACCGAACACATCGTTAGCAGCTTCTCCGTCGCCAGTAGAAACAGCAGACAAGTCAGTCGATGGGATGTGGTTGGATTTGTAGATTGTGATACCTGCGATTTGAGGGATCGATCCAGAAGCGATGCTTCCTACACCTCCGACGTCTTTATTGACAGCA